AGCTTGTGCTTGAACAAAGAATTGCACATGGTGGTCACCCAGTTCTTCGTTGGAATATGGATAACATCTTTATTCGTACTGACCCGGCAGGAAACATCAAGGCAGATAAGGAAAAATCGACTGAAAAGATTGACGGTGCCATTGCAACAATCATGGCACTTGACAGAGCAATCAGATGTGGTAATGAAGTGACTGAATCGGTCTACGATACACGAGGCTTATTAGTCTTTTAATTTAGAAAGGTAAGGTGACTAGAATGGGAATTCTAAAAGGCTTGTTTAGGACAAGAGATGCGCCCACAAACAGAACAAGTGGCAGTGCATATAGCTTTTTTATGGGCAATAGCACGAGTGGAAAAAGAGTAAATGAACGCTCTGCCATGCAGATGACTGCCGTTTACAGTTGTGTCCGTATCTTGTCAGAAGCAGTGGCAAGCCTGCCATTACATTTTTATAAATATGATGAGAACGGAAGTAAGGTAAAAGCTACAGAGCATCCACTTTATATATTGCTCCATGATGAGCCGAATCCTGAAATGACAAGCTTTGTTTTTAGGGAAACCCTTATGACGCATCTTCTGTTGTGGGGAAATGCCTACGCACAGATTATCAGGAATGGCAAGGGAGAGATTATCGCACTGTATCCGCTCATGCCGGATAGGATGAAAGTGGACAGAGATGAACACGGACGTCTTTATTATGAGTACCAGGTAAGTTCAGATGATGCTCCTACCAATAAGGGGGCAACAGTTAAGCTTGCACCTGATGAAGTAATGCATATTCCGGGACTTGGCTTTGACGGTCTTGTAGGTTACTCGCCTATTGCAATGGCTAAGAATGCGATTGGACTTGCCATAGCAGCAGAAGAATACGGCAGTAAATTCTATGCCAATGGTGCTGCACCAAGTGGAGTGCTTGAACATCCAGGAACTCTTAAAGACCCATCAAAGGTAAGGGACAGCTGGTCACAGACATTTGGTGGCAGTGCGAATTCACATAAGGTTGCAGTTCTGGAAGAAGGAATGAAATATACACCGATTTCCATTTCTCCAAACGAAGCACAGTTTTTAGAAACAAGAAAATTTCAGATAGATGAGATTGCTCGAATTTTCAGAGTGCCTCCACACATGGTAGGTGATCTTGAGAAGTCGAGCTTTTCTAATATTGAGCAGCAGTCACTTGAATTTGTGAAATACACTCTTGACCCTTGGGTTTCAAGATGGGAGCAGAATATGGCTCGTTCTCTGTTAACCGCAGAGGAAAAACAGAATTATTTTATCAAGTTTAATGTAGATGGACTCCTTCGTGGTGATTACCAGAGTCGAATGAATGGTTATGCCACTGCAAGACAGAATGGATGGATGTCTGCCAATGACATAAGGGAACTTGAGAATCTCGACAGGATTCCTACAGAACTCGGTGGTGACCTTTATCTTATCAACGGCAACATGACCAAGCTTGAAGATGCAGGTATCTTTGCTGCAAGTCCGGATACATCAAACGGAGAGGAGAAGACAGATGAAGAACAAGAAGTTCTGGAACTGGAAGAGCCGAAAGACTCTAAACCAAGCAAACGAAGAAGTCGCAGAACGAATCCTTGAGTTACATGGCACGATTGCCGAAGAGAGCTGGTTTGATGATGATGTTACACCACAGCTTTTTAAGGATGAGTTAAATGCCGGAAGTGGAGATATTACCGTATGGATTAATTCTCCGGGCGGTGACTGTGTGGCTGCGGCTCAGATCTACAATATGCTCACACAGTACAAAGGAAATGTCACAGTGAAGATTGATGGTATCGCAGCATCAGCTGCATCGGTAATTGCGATGGCAGGAAATACCGTTCTTATGTCTCCTGTGTCCATGATGATGATTCATAATCCTGCAACCTTTGCATTCGGTGACCACGCAGAAATGCAGAAGGCAATCGATATGCTTGCAGAAGTTAAGGAATCTATCATCAATGCCTATGTGATCAAGACGGGTCTTACAAGAGCAAAGCTTAGTCACTTGATGGACGCAGAAACCTGGATGGATGCAAACAAGGCTGTTGAACTTGGCTTTGCTGATGACATTATCACTAGAGCAGAAACAAAACCGAATACTGATCCCGAAGAAGATGAAAGCACCGAGGAGAAGGAAAAGAAACCTTCTGATTCGATGCTTTTTTCACGCAAGGCTGTAAACAACGCTCTTATGAACAAACTGGAAAAACACTATGTCCAGTCTAAACAAACTGTAGCAAAGCAAGCAGAGATTTCTGCACCTGCAAACAAAGGCACTCCTGCAAAAGAGATTAAGGAGCGTCTTGATTTTATTAAGAAATTCATTTAAGGAGGAATTCTATTATGACTATTAAGGATTTAATCGAAAAAAGAGGAAAGGTATGGGAAACTGCAAAGAACTTTGTTGAGACCCATGAAGACAAGAACGGTGTGCTTTCCGATGAGGATACAGCAACCTACAACAAGATGGAGAAGGAAATCGAGGATTTGACAGCTGCTATCGACCGTCAGCAGAGAGCAGAACGCAGAGAAGCAGAACTTGCAAAGCCTGTTAATTCTCCGATTACTGGTAAGCCTTTTATGGGTGATACCAAGGAAGTAAAGAAGGGTCGTGCTTCCGATGCTTATAAGGATGCGATGCTTTCTGCAATGCGTTCTAATTTCCGTAATGTAAGTAATGTACTTCAGGAAGGTGTAGATGCCGATGGTGGTTACCTTGTGCCGGAAGAGTATGACAGAAGACTTATTGATGTGCTTGATGGTGAGAACATCATGCGTAGCCTTGCTACAAAGATTACTACTGCAGGTCAGCACAAAATCAACATCGCAGCTACCAAGCCTGCAGCAGCATGGATTGAGGAAGGTGGAGCATTGTCTTTTGGTGATGCAACATTCGACCAGATCTATCTTGATGCCTACAAGCTTCATGTAGCAATCAAGGTTACTGAAGAGTTGCTTTATGACAATGCCTTTGGTCTTGAAAACTACATCATTACACAGTTTGGTAAGGCACTTGCTAATGCCGAAGAGGATGCATTCCTTAACGGTAACGGTACTGGAAAGCCTACTGGTATCTTCGCAGCAAACGGTGGCGGTCAGATTGCAGCAACACTTACTGCAGCCATCAAGTCCGATGACCTTATTGATTTGGTATACGGTCTTAAGAGACCTTATCGTAAGAATGCATCTTTCATCATGAATGATGCAACACTTGCTTCTATCAGAAAGCTTAAGGATAACAACGGAGCATATATCTGGCAGCCTTCATACAAGGAAGGAGAACCTGACAGAGTTCTTGGCTATGCTGTTCACACTTCTGCTTTCGCACCTAGAAATGCGATTGCATTCGGTGACTATAGTTACTACAACATTGGTGATCGTGGTTCTCGTTCTTTTGCAGAACTGCGTGAACTTTTCGCTGGTAACGGCATGGTCGGTTATGTAGCCAAGGAAAGAGTCGATGGTAAGCTTATCCTTCCTGAAGCAGTAAAGATCTTAAAGCTTAAGGAAGAAACTGCAAGTTCTAAGGGTTAAGAATAATTAAGTGTGACACCCTATGACGGCTATTTACTATCCTTTTCTATAGGAATAAAAAATAAAGCCTATATATAGATATAGGGAATGCCAGTCATAAGGTGTCACAGATTATTAGGTGGTGATAGAAATGATTGTAAATCTTGATGAGATGAAGGGTTACCTTCGTGTGGACTTTAATGATGATGACGTACTTATCGAGAACTTCATCACAACCGGGCAGAATCTCTGTGCAGACATAGCCAGGTTATCTGTTGATGAACTTGGCGCGATTCCATCATCAAAGATTGCTGTCATGTACGCAGTTGCCTATCTGTATGAACATCGAGAAGATGCAGACCACCATCAGCTTACCATTTCCCTTCGCTCACTGCTTGAAGGTGTAAGAAGGAGTGTGTTCTGATGGATATTGCTCTTTTGAATGTGAAGATTACCGTGCAGAAGAATGAAACTGTTGTAGATGCCATCGGCAATCATAAGAATACCTGGACTGACTATCACACCTGCTTTGCAACGGTAAGTGGCGAAGGCGGCTCTGAAAAGAGTGTGGCAGGTCTTATTGTAGATGATTCGGATATTTCTTTTACGGTCAGATACTGTAAGGCTCTTGTAGACCTTGATGTTACAAAACACAGAGTTATATTTGAAGGCTCCCTTTATAACATCGTTTCTATTGACCACATGAACTATAAGAAGAAATGCCTGAAACTGAAATGTGAGAAAGTGAGGAGATAGTGATGGCAAATGTAAAGATTGATAACCTTGCAGATGAAATCATGAACGGTCTCAAGGAGTATGCTGATTTGGCTACGGATGATTTGAAAAAATCTGTAAGGAAGGCAGGAAATACAGTAAGGAAAGATATCGCTGCATCTGCTCCAAAGGATACGGGAGCCTATGCGAAGAGCTGGTCAGTCAAGAAAACGAAGGAAACTTCAAATTCACTTGAACTGACGGTACATTCCAAGAACCGATATCAGCTTGCCCACCTTCTTGAACATGGTCACGCAAAACGTGGTGGAGGAAGAGTGGCTGCAAGACCTCACATTGCCCAGGCAGAAGAGAATGCGATTGAAATATTGGAAACAGAAATTGCAAGAGCACTTGGAGGTATGTGATGGAAGAACTGTTACAGATTATTAAAGAAATGGACATTCCTTTTGCATATGACCATTTTGCAGAGGGAGAAAGTCCAGAGCCACCGTTTATCTGCTATCTCTTGCCCAGCAGTGATAACTTTGCAGCTGATGGAAGAGTGTATTTGAAGGTAAGCGAAGTTCATATAGAACTGTATACCGATTTGAAGGACTTGTCGGTAGAACAGAAAGTTGAATCCGTGCTTGACAGTCACGGCATTTTTTATGACCGTTTGGAAACATGGATTGAGAGTGAAAAGATGTATGAAGTCCTGTATTCATTTGAAATGGAGGCTTAGATTATGGCGAATAAAGTAAAATACAACCTTAAAAACGTCCATGCAGCAAAGTTGACAAGGACAGAGGATGGTGGGTATTCCTATGAAACACCAAGAGCAATTCCCGGTGCAGTAAGTATTAGCTTGGATGCAGAAGGTGATACTTCTCCGTTTTATGCGGATGGTATCGTGTATTTCCGTTCTGTATCTAACAACGGCTATAGCGGAGATTTAGAGATTGCCCTTATTCCGGAATGGTTTAGAACTGACATCCTTAAGGAAGAACTTGATAAGAATGGTGTTCTTGTTGAGAATTCCAAGATTGCTGAGATGGAGAAGTTTGCCTTGTTATTTGAATTTGATGGTGATGCAAAGTGCATCCGTCATGTTATGTATAACTGCACGGCATCTCGTCCTTCTATCGAATCTGAAACTAAGGAAGATACCATTGAACCTGGTACTGAGAAGTTGTCTTTGACAGCAGATCCTAGAGAGGATGGTCTTGTAAAGAGCAGAACCGGAGATACAACTACGGATGCAACCTACAACGATTGGTACAAGGCAGTCTATGTTCCAGTAGCAAAGACCGCTTCTGCATCATCTGCTTCGACAGGGGGTAAATAATTATGCTGAAGAAAGTAATTAATGTTGGTGGCAAAGAGGTCGCATTTCGTTCCTCTGCCACTGTTCCAAGATTATATCGTGCAAAGTTCAAACGAGATATCTTCAAAGACTTAGCAAAGTTGGAAAGCTCCTATAAAGGCAGTAAGGAAGAGGGGGAAGAATTCGCTATCGATGATTTGGAAATCTTCGAGAACGTGGCATATATCATGGCATATCATGCGGACAACACCATCCCAGATAACATCGATGATTGGCTTGACCAGTTTGAGATGTTTTCTATCTATGAAGTGCTGCCGGAGATTCTTGCTCTTTGGGGAACGAACCTTATCACGGATATTGACTCTAAAAAAAACTTAAACGCAGCAGCAGGGAGATGACAACTCCCTTGTTCCTCTTGCGTTGCTTAGAAATCGGTCTTTCCATCCGAGACTTGGATTATCTGACCATTGGTATGGTAATGGATATTTGGACGGAGAAAGGAAACGATTCTGTAAAATATGACAGCATTGCAACGCAGGAGGATTTTGATAAGTTCTAATGGCTCGGAAGATACTGGGCTTTTATTATGCAATTTTTTAAGGAGGTAGACGCCAATGGTAAACAGAATCAAAGGTATCACTGTCGAAATTGGCGGTGATACTACCAAATTGCAGACTGCCCTTAAGGGTGTGAATGGTCAGATTAAGAATACCCAGTCTGCATTAAAAGATGTAGAAAAGCTGTTAAAACTTGATCCGACTAATACAACACTTCTTGCACAGAAACAGAAACTTCTGACACAGGCAATTGGAGAAACCAAGGAAAAATTAGCAACTCTTAAGACAGCAGCACAACAGGCAAATGAACAGCTGCAGAAGGGTGAGATTTCACAGGAGCAGTATGATGCTCTTCAACGTGAGATTGCCGAGACGGAAGCTGAACTTAAAAAGCTGGAGTCACAGGCATCCAAGACCAATCAGACACTTACAAAAATCGGAGAAGCAGGCTCAAAGGTAGAATCCTTTGGTAATGGTGTTACAAATGCAGGAAAGAAAGTATCTGTAGCATCTGCTGCGGTAACAGGTTTAGGTGTTGCTTCTGTAAAGACAGCAGCAGACTTTGAAAGTTCCATGAGCCAGGTTCAGGCTACGATGGGAATTACAAAAGATTCCATGTCAGAGCTTGACGGACAGTCCGTCAATACAATGGATGCACTGTCTGATCTTGCAAAATTGATGGGAGCTAAAACTGCGTTTTCTGCCAGCGAATGTGCTGAGGCTCTAAATTACCTTGCACTTGCTGGGTACGATACACAGGAGATGGCTGATACGCTTCCTACCGTATTAAACTTAGCGGCTGCAGGTGGTCTTGACCTTGCATCAGCATCCGACATGGTCACTGATGCGATGTCTGCCCTAGGAATGGAAACCTCTGATGCAAACAAGATGGTCGATCAGATGGCAAAGACTGCATCAAGTACAAATACTTCTGTTGGACAGCTTGGAGAAGGCATCCTAACCATCGGTGCAACAGCAAAGACAGTCAAAGGTGGAACTGCAGAATTAAATACAGCACTTGGTATCTTGGCGAATAATGGTATCAAGGGAGCGGAAGGCGGTACGCATCTTCGTAACGTGATTCTTTCCTTGCAGAATCCTACAGATAAGGCAGCCCAGCAGATGGATGCCTTGGGCGTTTCTGTATTTGATTCGG